TAGATATATCAGTATATTCAACAATTCTTGGATCTGCTGAATTATTAATTAACTGTAGAACATCCATAAACTGCTGAGTTGTATCACATTTCACTTTTCTCTTCTGTCCATCATCCATATACAACATGAATGTCTTTTTACAAACATCTATTGTTATGTTCTCTAAAAATTCGTCTGAATAACTCATTGAATAATTATAGTTGATTTTATTTAGATAGTCAAACGTTGTTGTCGTGAACGTAGTACCAAGTAACAGCCACTCGTTTCTTCCCATCAGTAACTCTTGTGCCTGTGTGTGGAAAGCACCAATTTGATGGAAATATTAAGGCATGTCCCATCGGAGGTTTGTATTCTTCATGTACAAATTTAGTTGAGCCACCTTCAAAATCTTCTGATAGGTACAATATTACTGAGATTTTTCTATGATATTCCTTTGAATTAGGTTGAGGTGATGCATCAGTATGCCATGTGTATTTCTGATTCTTTACATATTCAAGAACTTGTATCAACTCTCTATTTGATGTGGTCATGAATCCACCAGGAACAGGATATCCATCAAATGTAGGATGAATCTCCATCAATCTCTTACGATATTCAAGCAAAGCGTTGTTCATACCTTTGTGTATGATCTGAGCTGCCTTCTCATCATCAAGAAGATAACAACCAGAACTTGACCTAATATCAGAATCTACTCTGGGTTCACCAGTTTCACCATCAACAAACCCTACTGAACTGACTATAAATTCTTTTTTATCTAACTCTTCATTAACCAATAAAACTTCATCAGGTGTAAGCACCTGAACGACTTGTATCAATTCATTCATTACAATTCAATTAAGTTTTCATTATGTATGCTAAAGCATAGTATGGTGGTCTGTTTTCGTGAGATCCACCGCCACCAGTGTTTTGGATACTGATTCCAGTAGTTGCGTTGTATAGTTCAAATTCCTGAGCAGGATAACCACCAGGACCTCCATAACCAATACTCTGTGAACCATTACCATCGAATAGGTGGTGTCCATCAACTGTTGTATCGTGATCGTGACCTGGATCTGATATACCGTGATTGTGTGCGGGTATTTGTGACGTTGAAAGAGTTACACTAGCAGAACCACCAGTGTTACCAACCGAGTATCCAGCACCAGCACCAACAACGAACCTATCTCTCAGATCAGGTGTGCTGTTCGATCCGTTACAAATAACCCAACCAGATGGGATAGATCCTGTGCTTCCAGACCAGATAACAATAACTCCTGATGGAAGTGATGCATCTGTACCTGCAGCACCTTGAGCACCATTACTACCATTTGATCCATTATTACCTTGAGCACCAGTAGAACCAGTAGCACCTTGAGCACCAGTAGCACCAGTAGCACCTTGAGCACCTGTGGATCCATTTGATCCATTGTTACCTTGAGCACCAGCAGCTCCTTGAGCACCAGCAGCACCTTGAGCACCTGTCGCACCTGTCGCACCCTGATGTCCTTGAGCACCTTGAGCACCTGCTGCACCTTGTGCTCCGACTCCACCACTTCTTCTCCAAGCAGATCCATCCCATGACCAAGTTACACCATTAGCGGTATAATTATCACCATTATTAGGACTGGATGGAAAATCGAATGCAGCCATTATCTACTTATTTTTAACTATTTATAAGGTCTTTTGTACCTCGTCTCTTACAAGGTCTTTGACGTAAGGGTGTTGATGATGAAACCAACCCGTCGCAATATATTTATTACCTTCAATAACTTTACAACCTCTATGCACATACATCCAAGTAGAGGGAAAAATAACCATTCTACCTTCAATTGGTCTGATGATAGTTCCATCTATAAACTCAGTTTCACCACCTTTAAAATCTTCATTTAGATACCAGATAAAAGATAATGCTCTTGCACCTGCTGGAATTATTTCATAATCATGATGCCACTTGTAAAATCCATCAGGTTTATACATCTTAATTTGATAACCTGTATCTGAAAGATGATCTCCTGTTTGACTCCATTTATATGGTCTACCAGATAATAACTCTTGATTGATACCTGTCTTTTCACTCACTGTATCCATGTACGTTTCAAGATACATTGATAATGATTCGTAAAAGGTTTCATCTTCCCTTTTCCAATCATCTAACAAACTAATGTTTAAATCATGTGATGTCTTTACATTTTCATCAGACTTTCCATCAGAAAACACACCTAATTTTTTACGCTCATCAAGTTCCATCCTTTTGCAGACTGATCTACAAAAACTAGACTTTAGTGTATTATCGTAAGTTACAATATAATCAGATAATTTCATAATAATATTATAGCACAATTCTAAGTATTTGCTAAGAAACCTCAACCATACTGAGTTTATACTTTTTATTATTTTTGTGGTTTATAACATACAACTCTGACTCACCTTCAACAAACTCCCAATCACCTAACGTACCATCAACAGCATTTGCCGAATCGTTGTAAATTCTCAGTGTTCCAGTGTTTGAAATAGTGGTAGCACCACCAACAATTATAGAAGTCATATTATTCTGTATTTTCAGTATTTATCATCTCTATAGGTTTTTCACTGACCCAACCTGTGCACAAATATTTTACCTCTGACTTTGGTGCAACACCCCTATGAACCCATGGCCACAAACCAGGAAATATAACTAATTTTCCTGCCTCTGGTTGAACTTTAAAACCAGTGTTAAATTCTGTATACCCTCCTTCAGTAATATCATTAAGATACCATATAAAAGTCAACATTCTTGATCCTAAACCATCATGATGCCACTTGTAAAATCCACCTGGTTGTGTTTCTTGTATTTGATATCCAGAGTCCTCTATCTCTCTATCACAAACATAGTATTCATATGGATAAGGAACCCAATCTTTATATGCTTGAAGATTTTTAGTTAAAGATTGAAAGAAAACTTCATCCTCCTCTTTCCAGTCATCATTATCACTTATAGTAAGATCCATAGACTGTTTAACATTCAAGTCTAATCCTCTACCGATCAATCCTTGATATTTGTCTTCATCTGTCTTAAATTTTTCAATCACATGTTTACAAAAATCTTTTTCTAATTGATTTTGTACGACATATATTAAATCATCAGTATTCATGAAAATACATTATGTCTTCATAATATAGCACAAAGCATAGTATGGTGGCAAGTTTCTATTGGTTCCAGAAACACCATTTGCTGTGATGCTTCCACTGTTTATAGAAACATTGTGTGAGTGTGCTCCTGTGTTGTTAGTATTACCTGATACATTGTGTGAGTGAGCACCAGCATTTCCAGTAGAACGATTTCCGTTAGCATCACTTCTGAATACAGTTGCTCCAGAAGATCCACCAAAGTTACCTCCCCATTTATCTCTATTGTGAGAGTGGTTTCCAGTATTATTAGTATTAGCTGAAACGTTGTGACTATGGTTGCCTGTATTATTTGTGGATCCACTAAGATTGTGGTTGTGTGAGTGTGATACTACTATAGAATCTTTATAACCACCAGTATCACCCACATCAAAATCATTATCAGTGTTACTATAACCAACTACAAATTTACCTCTTAAATCAGGTGTGCTATTTGAACCATTACATAATACCCAACCAGATGGGATAGCATTTGCTGCACCTGACCAAATGATGATACCACCACTTGGAATAGAGTAGGTTGATAGTCCACCTTGAGCACCTGTCGATCCAGTCGCACCCTGTGCACCTGTAGCACCTTGAGCACCTGTTCCACCGCCAGATCCTGATGCACCCTGTGCACCAGTAGCACCAGTATTTCCTTGAGCACCAGTTGAACCTCCACCTCCAGTATTACCTTGATGACCTTGAGCACCTTGAGCACCAGCAGCACCTTGAGCACCTTGACCTGCATTAGTTCCTGCTACGCCCTGATGACCTTGTGCACCCTGTGCACCAGCAGATCCGTTTGAACCTGCAGCACCTTGAGCACCTGCAGCAGCAGTAGCACCTTGAGCACCAGTCGATCCTGTAGCACCCTGTGCACCAGTAGCACCAGTGTTTCCTTGATGACCTTGAGCACCT